GTGTGCTAATTGCAAGTCTTTAAGTTTTACAGTTGCTGCTGCTGTACGATGAGCACAAACTGCTAATGCATTTGCATAATCAGCAGGGAACTCATGACCTTCAGGAGCTGTACCAAGCATACCTGTTTTGTCGGCACCGCCTGCTTTCAAGTGTGGTACTGCTACGATTTTGAAGCCACAGAGTTTATCAATGTTACCATCGACAATAGTTGCTACTGCACCATAGTCTTTATTGATAGCGTCTTTAGAAGCAATCAATGCACTCTCAACTTCAGGAGTGATGTATGCAAAGCGTTCTTCTTCAGGTACATACTGGGAAGTCCATTTAGATTTCATTTCAAGCAAGCCATCAATTACAGCTTTACCTGTCTCATAGTTAATACCTGCACCACCTGTAATAGTTTTCTCTACGACAATACCTTTGCCTAAGCCAGTGATATTCTCTTTGTTAGCTTTTACAAGTTTTGCAATTTCCGCTACTACAGCACCATCGGAAGCAATAGCTAATGCTTCACCTAATTGCTTAGCGTATTCGCTTCGTACTTCATAGTGAAGCATAGCTTCGTAAATATCAGTGATAAGTACGTCTGCTGTCAATAAGCCATCAATGTTGATGGTAATTTCATTGTGTGGAATTGCTTCACGAAGATCATCAAGATTGGAACCTGCTGGCAAGTAGTGAGCTTTACCACGACCCATTACTGGGAATGTAGTAGCTTTACCATTGTCGATAGATTTCGTCATATGGTTGCCCATAACTTTGCCTGCTCGTGTGAAGGCTTTTAATACATCACCACTGAATACTTTAAGAAAATTCGCTAATTCATCGCCTGTATTTTGTACAGAAGCGGGTTTTTGATAGTTTGTTACACCTGCCAAATTTGTTCTCCTTTAGATTAGAAATTAGAATTAATAATTTTTTGTTCCACTTGTTTACGATAGATTGGGTCTTTGTCGTAACGTGGGTCATTCATTGCGTCTAACATTTGTTGTTTAGACAAGTAAGCATTTGTGTTGTCGGCTGTGCCACCTGTGGACTGCCCTAAGATTGTCTGATTAGTAGTACCATTGACTGCCTTCATGTTTGCTTTTACACCTTGGATAACCATATTGATTACACCTAAGTTGCCTGTGTTAATCGTGTCGTTAAAGTCTTGTACTGCCTTATCACCTTGAGAGCTAACGAATTGAGCTACTTGTCGGTACTCATCTTCACCACCTGCGAAGCCTACGACTGCGTTATAGAATTTCTCTTGAGTTGCTTCTACACCACTGATGTATGCGTCAACGACTTCTTTTGGATAACCTGCGTTCGCTAAGGCTTCTAAAGAAGCGGACGACAACTGACCATTTTTGTTGTACTCATCTTCAAGAGCTTTAAAGTCTACGTTACGCTCTGCTAAGTCTTTCTGTAGTTCTTCTGTAGCCTGCTGTTGTTGAGCAAAGGCTTCTTGTACTGTATTTGTCTGAGCGTCAACTGCTGTTGTAGCGGTTACCTCTGTAGTCTCTGTTTGTGTGTTTTCTACCTGCGGTTGAGCTTCAGTTTGTACCTGTTGTTGATCCTCAGTCATCGGTTCTGCTTCGACAATCTGAGTATTGTTTTGGGCATTAGCTACAATGTCCATCTAGTTCATTACCTCACTTTCATTCATTGCTCCTGACATAGCCTGCTCTACTAGAGCCTGCTCCTGTTGAGCTTCCATAGCTTGCTGTTGTTCCTGTTGTATCTCCTCATCTGTCTTGATGAGCCCTGTAGTATCAATACCTAAACTTGTCGCTATTGCAGTAAGCCATTGGTTTACCTTCATGTAGCCCATAGCGTCAGGCATTTGACTTACCACTCCCATAAAGGTCATAAACTTATTGAAGTCATGTCCTCGTCCTAGTGCTTCCATACCAGTTGTAATTGTCGGCTCTACGAAGCCTTCAGGAAGCTGTGCGACTTCTCCTCGTGCCATAAGGACTGCTAAGATACGTCTCACAAGTGGCAACTGGAATTCTTGAGTTAAAATGCTATATACACCACTCAAGGTGTCCTCAAGTTCACTAGCGACTGTCCTGATTTCCTCTGCGGTTACTCGTTCAGCGTTTCGTTGGACTACGCTAGACAAAAGAAAAGCAAACGATAAGCGTTGCTCAATAGTGTCAGCAGTGGCTTTTGTCGTTTGCATATCAGGATATTTATTAAGTTGTAGTGGTTGAATGTCCTCTACACGACCGCTTACGAAGTCGCCCTCTTGAGCGTTCTGTAGAAGTTTAGGTCTAGTAATACCATTAGGGTTCACTAGGTAAAGCGTGCGTGCACTGATGGAAGCCATGGTTACAAGTGCTTTTGATAACTTCTCAAGACTTGTTAAGTCGCCTAAATATTCCTCTACCATAGAGCGTCCATAATCTTCGTTGTCGCTCTTTGTCATTCTTAATACAATGTATGGGAATTTTTCTTTAGGATAAGTCTGTTCACTACCTGCAATTTGAATACCATCAACTTCACTGAAGCACTCATAGTTGTCATCTACTAAGTCGCATTTAGTGTATACTTCAACTTCCTCATCGTCCTTCTTATCAGGGACTAGATTGTATGCTTCAGGTGGCAACGTGCGTTTCAATAGGACGTCTTTAGTAATCAATGTTACGACTGTCCCTACACCATCACGCTGTACGACATAATGGTTTAAATCATAAAACTTTGTACCATCTCTATCAGGTGGCAAAAAGAGTGTTCCATTACCAGTGATCAATAGGTGTCGATTAGCTTCCTGAGCAGTGATACGAACTTGGTTCTCTTCCATAAATCTCATACAGGACTGCTCAATTCTCATGAGTGCCTGTTCGACTTCTTGGACTTTCTGCTCGTATGCTTCAGGTGAAGCACTCTGTAATTGTTGCTTCATTTCTGTCGACAAACCCAATTTAAAAAAGCCCTCATTCGGTGGGAATAGGGCAAGGGTTAGTTTTGATGTTAAGTTGTTTACTCCTCGTGCTCCAATAGACTGATAAGGTGTACTGAATTTCTTGTTACCATCATCGTTCTTGTCGTGGAATACATGAGGAAGCGTTAGTTTTGCACAAGCAATCGCTCGCTGTACATAAGGTTCTCTTTTAGTTTCTAATTGATTGTATAGTGCTTTCGCTGATATACCTTGGTCTTGTGGTTGTTTAGATTTTCGTTTCTTAACTGCCATCTATACGTTCACCCCATTACCTCGTGTCTCACCTGCGTTCAGTCCTGTAGTAGGAATTTGTAGGTCTTTCTTACCTCGTGCTTTACGTTTACGCAAGCCACCACCTTTAGTGTCGACATACTCTTGATCTGTCTCATCGGCTCCTTGTGGTGCCTGTGGTGCAGGAGTAGGAATATCAGGCTTTTCCATACCAAAGAGTTTCTTTAGTCCGCCCATAGGTCTCCTTTCTGTTACATATTCATAGGGTTATAACTATCTGTGTCTCGTTTAATTGTTAAGGCTTCCCTGTTTTTTCGTACATAGTTTGGCTGTTCGCCACCTAGTTGTGCAGTCTCAGGAGCTTCTGCTTGGGTGTAGGGTACAAGGTCTTTACCAGTTACCTGTGGAACAGCTTTAGCTTTACTGCCCCATTTCTGAGCAACTTTATTAAGTACCATGCCTACTGCAAGCTGAGCTAACATAGTGCCCATCTATTTCCCCTTTCTTTATTTAAAACATTAAAGTTCTCTATCTCGGTGGTACATTAGAGTTTATACTCGTCTCTCCATGAGCTGAGACAATTAATAACTTCATCTACCGCCATAATATAAGCAATCTTTTGCTCTGCATTTAGGTTGTCTCTCTTGAGAATTGAGTGTGTATCAAAGGCTCTCTTGAGCTCCTCAATGATAATCTCGTCAACTCTAGGGACTGGTCTATCAAGGTTACTCATAAGTTACCACCTTTACCATGTCGGTACAGATAGGTTGAAAGCCTGCTCTCTTATAGCCATTCAATACCAGTCGCTCAGTTTTACCTGTAGACAAAACATTGCCACTGATGATGAGCTCTGCTTCATAACCTCTAGCTACTCGTTCAAGTTCTTTAATAGCTTCTCGTTGAATACCACTGTAGCTCGTGTCGATACAGAATACACTTTCTTCCATTACGACAACTTTATCAGTCCACCATAGCTTACCTATGTCGAACATTAAGAGCCCAATAAGGTTCCCTGTAGCGTTATACCACGCTCTGATTTTCCCCTTAGTGTTCTGCTCAAGGAGATGACTATAGACTGCTCCTTGACTGCCTAGAGCTTCTAATAGGTGTCCTTTAGCTTCCCTTTTGAGTGCATTGATATAAGTCATTGCGTCCTTCTCAGGGTTTCTCAAGTGATACTCTTTTACTACGGTGTCCATAGTTTCACTTCCTTCTTTGTCTTGTTGTAATAACCTTTTTGTAAAATGAATGATAATCTAGCGTTGACTAGAGCTTCTTCTTCAGTACTGCCATTAGCGACATAAGCTCGTACTACAGCTTCCCATGAGCAGTCCTCATCAAGGATACGTTTAGCTCGTACCTCACCAATCTTAGGACAGCCCTTATAGTTGTCGGCTGTATCACCAATCAATGTCTGATACATATGGAAGTAGTGAGCTTCCTCTTTTGTCGTATCGTAAAACTCATTACGCAAAAAGTCATAGAAGCGACAAGGAATACTTCTGAAGTCCTTATCGCCACTGATCATGATAGAGTTTTTGTCTGCACTAATACCAATACAGTCGTCTGCTTCAAGGTTATCAATCATCATTACCTTAAAGTTTTCTTTTACCCACTCTCGCATAGGAATAAACATCATTGGTCTACGCTTAGATTTTCTATTAGCCTTGTACTCAGGACTGATAGATTTTCTGAAGTTTCCCTTTAGGTCAGTCATAGCCATGATAATCTCGTATTCACCTTCGACATTCCAGTGGTCTAAGACAAGGGGAATTAGCTCTGCAAGGTGGCTATCGAAGCTCATGGTAGCGTCAGGGAATGAAGCACTAAGAGTATAAAAGCCGTCTCCCCAGTCATGTTCAGTCTCTGCGTTCTGTAACGCTAGATAAATCATCATGTCTGCGTCAATGAGTAGTTTCGTCTTTGTCGCCATCTGTCTCCTCGTGCTGTAAATTCTTTTCTGACCATTGATTTAAGAGTTCTTTGTACTGTACTAAGCATAAGAAAAACTCTTTATTTTTCTCCTGAAGTTCTTCAGGTAAATATTTAGTAATGCCCCAGTCGTCCACTAAGTCGCCTCACTGCTCATCAATGAGTACGACTGCCATTACCTCTTGTAGTTCTTTTGTGATTTTCATTAATGACACTCCGCCCAGTTCCTACCGATTTTGCCTTCGGTATCTAATTGAATTCTAAATTTAAACTCTTCTTGTACGTCTCGTACTGCTAATTGTGCTTCCTTAACGACAATCTCTGCGATTTCTTTAGTGCGACAAGCTACTTGAATTTCATCGTGGATCCATGCCATGAGACAATAGTCTCCGTCCCAGTCATGCTGAAGTCCCAGTGCTTGTAAACGCTCTTCAGTTCTTGTCGTCCATCGTTTACAGATAAGAGCCCCTGCTGATTGCAATAAGAGGTTCAATGCACTATGCAATGAGCGTACATGAAGTTTTCTTCCGTCAAGCCCTTTAAGCCACTTACGTTTATACCTACGACAACGTGCTGATACATCATAAGGTGCTAAGGTATCCTTAATGCTACTGGATAACTTCTTGATTGCAGGAGTATTCTTTAAGAATTTAGCCTTGAGTTTCTTTCCGTCCTCTTCGGTTCCTCCGACAATCTCACCAATCTTTGCATTACCGCCACCATAGAGGAACGCATAGATAAATGTCTTAGCTTGGTTTCTTGTCTCAAGCCCTGCGTTCATTTGGTTAGCTGTATGAATATCACCATTGAGTATCTCGTGAGCATACGCTCCGTGGTCGAATGGTGCTAAGAAGTGAGCTAGGCAACGAAGCTCTAAGCCTGAGCAGTCAATACCTGCTTGGTACCACCCTTCAGGTACACCAAAGAGTTCTCGACATTGATAGCCATAAGGTTTGTCAATAGCAGGTACTTGAGCTACATTAGGGTTACTATGAGTAGCTCGTCCTGATACTGCTCCATTAGGGTTTACTTTACCATGAATTCTATTGTCGTCTCCTAAGAGCTTGAGCCATGCCTGATTGCCATCTGCTAGTTGTCCTAAGCGTTTAGATAACATGAAGGCAGTACTGTAGAGTTGAGCTATATGTCGTACTTCATCACTGGCTTTAGGGTCGTTGATGATTTCCTGTAGGCTCTCTTCGTCTATCTTGAGTTTCCTATTGGTCTCCTCTCCGTCCTCATCAGTTTCGATTTTGTACATTGTGTCTAACCACTGGTATCCAAAGTGCTCACCTAAGATATACTTCAGTTGATCCCTAGAATTGATTTTGAATACCTTGTACTTTTGCACTGGTACTCCTGCTTTATACCCTAGTGTCTTGTTGTCTCTCTTAGGAATGAAAATGCGGTCAGGAATTGGTGGTACATACTGAGTGAGCTCTTTAGTGATACGCTCTAGTTCTTCCCTTAGCTCTGCTTCAAGGACTATTGCTTTTTGTTTGTCGAATGGGAAGCCATTCTTTTCTTGCTTTTGCATTAACCATTGAGCCTTGTGTTCTGTGTAGTGGGGACGTG